GATATCAGGCTGCTGCAAATACTGCTCCATGACTTGCAGACCAAATTGCGGAGGAGTGCCAGGCTTGATGTTCTTGGGAATGCCGGCAAAGATCTGCGTAAGATCCTGCTGTTCGTCCTCCACCAGCTGTTGTTGAGCCTGTTGCGCGGGGCGAATAATCCGCTCGGCAATGTTAGGATCAATGGTGGAGATGAATGCGGTGCAGAGGGCGGAATAATCAATAATTCCATCACGGTCGAGGGACTGCGCGGCCTGAATAATGGCAGTCCATTTCTCGCTCATCCGCTTGAAGTCAGTGGATTGCACGTCCCACGACAGATAGAAATCAAACTCTTCGTTGATGTCACCCTTGTTGAACAGTTGAAGGTTAGTGTCCTTGACGCCCATGACGCGGAACATGACTTCATCTTGTCCGTACTGCTTGTAGAGCTTCCAAACCTGTCGGAAGGTGCGTGATAAACAACTGAGGAATTTATCCACCTCAAATTGATTGTAGATAGGGTCAATAGCAGGATCGCCCTCGCGAGAGGCAAATCCATTGTACTCCTTAAACGAGGCTTCCAACAACGTCTCGGACGTGTTGGTATTCATGTCAGGGATAGGACGGTCTGCGTAATGGTATTCGCCGAGCCTGCGCTCCGAAATCATGGCTCCTGGCCCCCAGCGTCCTGGTGGGCGTCCTTGTGGGTAGCAAATGGGCGGAAGGATGCCTAGAGAGGCCGCGTCGATGCGACTATCTTTGTGCGCTTTGATTTGGTCCTGCCAAGGCTTGCCTGGTTCTGGTACGCCTCGCGAATCGTGCAACTTGCGGCTCAGATACTCGCGACGGTACAGAACAAACGGATACTCGCCGTGGGCGTAACCCAGCAGACCTGTTTTGGCGTAGCCATCATGGTTCTGATCGGCAGGCAGCATCGGATTAAAGATGGTGCAGTAAATTCCTGGCGTTCCATCTTCGTCTGACAAGCGTTGGTAGGCGTAGACAACGCCAATGCGGTCAGTAAACCGCTGTTGGGTGTAGACGAAGGAACGACTTATAGGTTGAAGATACTCGCTGGGACTGATCGTAATCAGTTGTCCGCGTACCTTCTGAATGGCAGCTTCTACCCAATTCTCGTCCCAGCCATCGGTCTGGACTAAGGCACGCAATTGCTCAGCGGTGAAATACTCTACGCGATAGATCCCTGGCGTGTGCTCAAGGTCGGTAGAAAAGGATGGGATGAAAACGTGTTCATCCAGATTGAAAGCGCGGATGATGGGGTAAGACCGCTCGGGACCGTCCATTGGCACCGTGGTTTCACCTGTGTCGCGCAACTCTTTCAGCATCTTGCCAGCTTTGCCTTTGGAGCAATCGTACTGTTTGACAAAGATTTCCTTCAGGTCGTCGGCTGCGCTCTTGTCTTCCAAGAGGGCCATAATGTCGATAGCGGGAAACTGCTCTTGCAGATCCTGCAAGCGGACGCTGACCATGATCTTCTCTTTGCGCTTTTCCCAAAACTGACCCATGACGGCGATACCTTTTTCATCCATGAAGTTAGCGCACATTTCAATCTCGCGCTCAATTTCAGGGATCTGCGTCTGGATCATCCAACGCATAAAGTTGCTAACAAGCTGGCTGCGAGAACCGTCCTCTGAGCCTACGGGTACAGCGGTAAGGTTGGAGCGTTTGAACGCCATTCCCTTCATTGCCACTTTCTTGTTGATGATGTTATCGACAAGAAAGCAGCGCAAATCGCTGGCACCATCCCACGGTGTAGGGCTTACTTTGCTACCTTCGCGGGAATGCTTCTTCCCATCGGCAGACTGACCGTTCCAGATAGCGTAACGGGTCTCGTAGTTCAGGCGGCATTGATCGATGAATGGCTGGTTGTCGCGCACACAATCTTCAAAGGCTTTCTTCAGCAGATTGAAGCTTGGACCTTCGTTTTCAGACGGGGCCAATTGAAGGCCAGGGTCTGAAGTCATAGATTTGGCATTGCCGTCAATAGAACTCATAAGCTTATGTCACGACTAATGCTGATTTTTAATAAATCAAGCAATCAATAACTCCAAGTCCTATCGTCAATCTGCTTATTGGCGTGCGGATCGACAAAGGAGCACTGGGAAACCAACAGATACCGTAGGCAGTCGATGGGATCCTTGCTCGCTTCGTCTTTGCCACCCTTGGCTGTATATTCCTGCAAGGAATAGATGAGATTCTGGCAGCGTTCGCTGATGTAAATCTTGGGCGCGTTGAGGGATGATATGGGTTTGCTCTCGTCGTAGGAGAACAAGCCGTTGATGAGCTGAATGCCGTTCTCGATTTCAACTCCAGGAGCGGGCAAGAAAATCATGCCTGCATCGTCAAGCTCGCTGATAATTGTGGTGGCTCCATCGGCAGATTGTTTTTCGGCAGCACCTAGGCGTGGGTCGATAAACCGCTCAAAGATAGTTTCACCTTCCTCGCAATGTTTCATCAGTTCAACGTAATCGTTGATGCCTCTCTTGGAGCCTTTCTGGGCTGGGCCTGCTTTACCCTCGGGTCCAGTGCCTGGCAATGCCCAGTCGTCGTAGTCAGGCCACTCGCGGTAAACCCACCACGTTCCTGCGGCATCAATTGCTGCCCACAGCATAAACCAATTCTTGGAGCCAGCGGGATCCAGCACCATGTAACGGGTGACATTGTAATCCACGTTGTTGGTCCACGGCAGTTTTTCGTGTGGGATGACGTTAACCTCTTTGTTGAATCCAGGAAACACGCTGGTCATGCTCTTAGTCGGCACGCCATAGGCACGGGCAAACACTTCATCCTTGGAGCGACCCAAGAGTTTGTTCCTAAAATCTGAGGTATCTATAAAACTATTATCTTCTGTCCAAAAGTAATAGATGATGGTACCAGGTCGCGACAACGATTCTTGAACGACAGGAAGCTCGCGGCCTACCAGCGGGGCAAAACGTTTCTCTAACGTGCGAGTCTTGCCAAGGATGTCCTGCACCAAGGGCGTCCAGCCAGTGAGCGTGGTGAACGTCAGGATAATGCGTCCGTGGTAATCCGTTGTGCGGTACTGCAACGTCTCAAACATCTTCTGAGGGCATTCCTCGTCGCACCAAATAAGATGCGCCTTAAAGCCTTCAGCTACTTGGGCATCGGCTTGGTAACTACGATAGTTGCTAAACTTGATGCTGCCTCCGCGGCGAAATCCATTAACGGGTGGAAGAATGCAGATGTTGTCGGTGAAACCATTCTTCTGCGAGTATTGGACGCTGTGATTAAGTCCCTTCTTGGTTGGCAAGTTGCGGATGCCATCGGGCAGGGCGTCCCAGATCATGCGTTGCTGATCTTCGATAGAACGGTCTTCGTTAACGTGGTAGGCCCGAACCTCTGCACCAGGAATTGTACCTGCCGCCCAAACGCATAACCTGCTGGCTATCATCGATTTTGAACTACGATTTCCGCCCAAGATGACGTGGTTCGTGTACTTGTTCCAGTTTTTCATCATGGTTTGCCATGACGGGAGGATCCAACCTGCACCTACCGGATTCATCAAAGCGTCGTGATTGCGTTGCTCACGGAACGTCAAGTACTCGGCCAACTTTTCTTTTGGCCAACTCATCAGAACCGAATCAGGTGGATTAGAAACCCACGGGATTCCAAAGTCAGGTTTAAAGTCATCGCAGTAATGAACATCGCCAAGTGCCATAGGATTACTTCTTTTTCTTAAAGGGTTTAATCAACGTTGCATAAGCCACACGGCTTATCTTCAGCTGCTTCCAAGTAATGATTCCTTGGCCATCAATGTTGATGCCTTCAGGTTCTGCACTGACTGACAGACGGGCGTATTCTCTTGCGCCTTCAATGTCCGGTTCGATTAACCATTCGTTAATTTTTGTACGAGTAATCATTGGGCAGGGTGATGGGCGTTTCCTGCAATAGCCAATGATTCTTTTTATCAACACAGCAGGTATTAGAAACGCTAATAACGACAGATGCTGTGAATTTTTAGCTTCAAAGCCTGAGTAATCATTGCAGCTTTATTGCATGGCTACTAAACGAATCCTTATCGGAACTCCTCTCAAGGGAGACATTCCTAAATCCTATTTTCGGACCAGCCTAGTTATGGCGTCCGCCAAGATTCCTGATGTCAAACTAGACTGGATCTTGCTGGATGGTCCTGCGGTCCAGATTGCTCGCAACGAAATTGCAGCCTATGCTATCGAGAACAACTTTGATGAAGTCATCTTCTGGGATAAGGATGTCTTAGCCCAACGCAACGGCATTGATGTCACAGACAGTGCGTTGATGCGGCTAATTGGACATGACAAAGATATTGTCACGTCGGTCTACGCCTCGCGATCTTTAGACACGCATTGGCACGTTACGCCATTACTTGGTGAGGTGGCTAACGAGGAAGGATTGCAGAAAGTAGAACGCGCAAGCATCGGCTTTTCTAAAATCAAGGTGTCCGTGTTTAAAGCTATTGCTCACGACAACCCAGATAGAGTGGCTATGCTGCTGGATCCTAATCGTGCGCCACGCTCCATTCCTGAGTTGTTTCCTATGGAACTTCAAGGACGCAACATTCCCAGCTACCGTTTGCAGCAGATCAAGAATGCCATGACTGATTGCAAGAATGATGATAAGTTGCGGATGCGAATTGAGCGTGAGTTGTCCGTGCGTTACGATGAACCCAATGCCTATCTTTCGGAAGACTATGGGTTCTGCAAGCTGGCGCGGGAATCTGGCTACGACATCTGGATGGATACCCTGATGGTACTGGGCCACGAGTCCAGAGTAACGCTGCCTATTGAAACGCCCAAGCTCATGGAAATGCTGTCAGAGCCGTGGCGCAAAGAGGAACTGGCCGTAATCAAAACTCAACTGATAGAACAGAACCAGAAGGCTAAGGAAAAGAATAACAAAAGCCGCAACTAATTATCCTTAATTAAGCAAATCCATAATTAAAGATGAATGCTGACCACAAAGTAATTACTCCTGAGCAACGGTGGCACGCTGGCCGTCAAGCAGAGGCGTTCTTTGGCTTGCTAGATACTTACAACAAACTTGCAGAAGACCATCTGAAGCTACAGGAAGAAGTAAAGAAGCTCCGCAAGGCTATTAAGACAGGCAAGCCCGCCTAGTCCTTAACAGCCCCTGTCTTCTTGCTGATCTTAGCATCAATGTCATTGCAGTTACCAATGTCCACGGGGGCTGACTGAATCGTAGGCACGCCCGTCTTGCCACTCAAGCGGGCGACAATCTCCTCCTTGCTGAGAGAGCCGTAGTTGTTAACTTGGATGTTAACGTTGGCCCCCTGCGTAGCGTTCAGACCGGCAATGCGTTGCCGTTTGTCAATGGCTACCGCCAAGTTAAACCCTAGCGTCTGCAAGGGTGTGTCGTCTACTGTCTCCA